TCTAAGTTTTGCGGTCTTTCTAAAATTTTGTACTTGGTTGCTGAGCGAACAGCGTACGCATTAAACATTTGATCGGTTAATTAGATTTGTGCTTAATCGTCCAAGTCGTTGGTCTCTGACCTTCCAACATCCTCTGTTTCCTACCAGCACGGTCGGATATTACATGTAGTTTTGAACTACAATACCGCCTACCTATTATATTCGGAAACAAGTGAGAGTACCAGCAATATGTCAAAAGTTGATTGACGAACAATTCAAGACTTATTAGAGATGCTTGGCGGAGAAACTAGTACGACTGTGGCAGACGTGTACGGATCTTGGTCTCTCGGTTCACTGATTTTCAGAATGTTAAAGAACGTGTGAGCTTTTTGCTCGGAAGTGTGTGTTTCAATTATGATGCTAAGTAACGGTGTTTTTACCAGTCCTCCAAATATTTTTAAAGAAATTTTTAAAAAAAAGTTTAAAAAAATTAAAGAATCCGTATTTTATGCGGTTCTTAGAGTCCCAGACTTTGGCAAAATATTTTGAAGTTCATTTGGAGGAAGCATTTGGAACATTCAAATAATAGTTTATAATTTTAGCTTTCAAATTATGAAGATAAAATTTAAACGTCAATGATTCGCACTAAGTTTCCAGTAAAAACACAGTCCAGACCTACAAACTTTCCTTACTATAAAAAGAAAGTAAAGAAACCAGCATCTATGCCTGCAAAGTGGAATCCTGTGTTTCTTGGAATCCTGGAAAAGTTATTTGAAAAAGGATGCACTCAACGTGAAATAGCTGAAATACTAAATATAAGTAAAGACACCATATCATATTGGTTACGTACGAAAGAAACAGTAAAACAAGCGCAGGAACGTGGAGAAAAGGAAATGATTGAAAAAGTTAAACGTTCATTCTATGAATTGGCCATGGGATATTCTCATCCCGATACCGTAATCCTTACAAATAAAGTAACAAAATATGACAACGAAGGAAAACCACTGTATTCCTATAATAAACCACTGAAAGTACCAGTAATAAAATATTACCCACCAAATGCCTTCGCTTGTCATAAAATATTGACTATAAAAGATCGTGAAAATTGGATGGACGTTCAAAAAATAGAAAACAATCTCCAAATAAACGTACAAAATAATATTGACCTCTCGGATTTTAATGATACTGAACTGGAAGCACTGGAAAAAGTAGGTATAAAACAATTAGCACAAAAAGCAATGTTTAATGAAAGTGGTAACTGACATAAAGAATAAAAAAACTATTACTACTCCACGTTCCGATAAAAAAGAACGTGCTTTGAAAGTATTGGTTACTCCAATGCAAATAAGAAGAGAAATAAATAATAGAAGTCTGCATAAATTCCTAATCTATTTTTGGCCTGTAATCAGTAACCAAGCCTACCAAGATAACTGGCACGTGAAACTACTGTGTAAAGAACTAGAAGAAATAGCCTATAGAGTAGGGAATAGACAACCAAAACTCCATGATCTAATAATTAATATCCCTCCTGGAACAACAAAAACAATTATATGCAGTATTATATTCCCTGTATGGTGTTGGACGAAATGGTATTGGATGCGATTTATAACAGTATCATATAGTAGTGCATTATCATTAGAAAGTGCAGAATATTCCAGAGACCTCGTAAAATCCGAACAATTCCGGGCCGTATATCCTGAACTGGACATCAAACAAGACAAGGATACCAAATCAAATTTTAAAATCATAAAAAAGGAAATTGGTAAGATAGGATATAGAAATAGAGAGTTAAATGGGGGGAATAGATATTCAACATCAGTTGGTGGAACACTGACTGGTTTTCATGCTGATATTCTAATATGGGATGACCCAATGAATCCTCAAGAGGCGGTATCAATAAAAGAACTAGAGAATACTAATAGATGGATAGATCAAACATTACCTACTCGTAAAACAGATAAGAGAATATCTACTATAATAGGAATAATGCAACGTCTCAATCAGGATGACCCAACAGGACACATCCTTGCAAAAAAGAAAAAGAATGTTAGGCACATTTGTCTCCCCGGTGAAATTGAAAACCACAAAGACCAGGTACAACCACCAGAATTAGCTAAATATTATGTAAACAACCTCCTTGACCACCAACGGATGGATTGGGGAGTATTACAAGATTTAGAGGCAGACCTTGGACAATACGGATACGCAGGGCAGATAGGACAAAACCCCACCCCTCCAGGTGGAGGAATGTTTCAAGTGGACCATATTGCAACCATAGACCAGATGCCTCTCACAATAAATATCCAATCAATAGCAAGATATTGGGATAAGGCAGGTAGTGATAAATTAAAAAGTAAAGGGAAAGCATGTTTTACCGCTGGTGTTAAGATGATAAGATTGTATAATGGTAAATATATCATTGTTGATGTGAAAAGAGGACAATGGGCAACACACGAAAGGGAAAGAATAATAAGGGAAACAACGGAAGCAGATGGTCAGGAATGCATCCAATATATTGAACAGGAAGGTGGAAGTGGTGGAAAAGAAAGTGCAGAGAATACAGTAATTAATTTGGCAGGTTACGTGTGTATGCCAGAACATCCTGTTGGAGATAAAGCATACAGGGCAGACCCTTTCAGTGTCCAGGTAAATAATGGAAATGTTCAAATGATGCGAGCCGATTGGAATCATGATTTTATAGAGGAGTATCGTTTTTTCCCTTTTGGACGGTTCAAGGATCAAGTGGACGCAGGTTCAGCATGTTTTAATAAATTGGCTGGAAAAAGATTAGCGGGGAGGGTTACATAATGGTGATAATAACACACGAAGATAATAAGAAAGTTATCCATTATATTCCTCGAATTAAACGGATCGGTCCAATGCACGGACGTATTAAATTTATTAATAAGGAAAAGGCATATGGATTTATTACATCAAATGAGGTGGATTATTACTTTTCTACTTCAAAATTAGTAAATGATCAATTGAAAAGAGATGATTTGGTACAGTTCACGGCACACATTGGAAAACGAGGAGAAACGGCAACAAATATTAAATTAATATGAGTACAAAGATATTTAACGTAGAAGCTTATCAGATGGATATTGAATTTACGCAGAATGATACCATAGATCTTGCCTTTTCTGTTACAAAGAATAAAGTTGTATACGATATGACTGGGATGACCGTGACAATGACAGTACGTGAGATCGGAATTGGAAATACTCTAATTAAATCGTTAAGTAGTGCAGGAACTTCACCAGCCATAACAATATACATAGGAACAATTCATATCGTATCATCAGGTTTTGCAAATGTTGGTAAGTATAATTATGATATTCAAATTACAAATGGTGCGGTGGTTCAGACCGTTGCAAAAGGGGTAGTAATGGTGGTAAAAGAAATAACAGTATGAAAAATAAATTTGAATTAATTCAAACTACCCCTACTGTTTTTGAATTAAACAGAACGGTTTGGAATGATGCTGCCTTATTAACTCCACTTTTATGGATTAAGGATTTAAGCAGCATTACCAATGGTGTATATAAAGATAGTTCAGGAAATAATATTACTATTTCAGCAGGAACAACGGATGCAATTAATGATAGTATTATTATGCCAGCTTCGAATTCGCAGATAATTGCTGCGTTGACAGTGGCTGGGGTGTATTCTACATTTTATACCAATGACACCACACCTAAGATTGTGCATAAGTACAATATAATGACATTATCTGCCAATATTCTTTTCTATGATTTTTGGAATAATGCTAATTTGTTATTATTTTCTCAGGCTGTTACAGGCAGTAAATTGGTATACGTTCGTGCATTAATTAATATTACGTATCCTTTAAATGCTATTCGTACAAGTACAGATTATGTTAATTATAATACCAGGATTGTGGCTCATTTTTCGGCATATCAGAAATTAGATCCAATTTCAAATCCTTTTATTAATTTAGCTCCTAACCCTGTTGGGAATTTAGGGACATTTAAATGTAGGGATTTTTCGTTAAACCATACTACTTTAAAACCTTCCGTAGTTACAAACGGGGATTATAAATATATGGATTTTGACGGCACGAAGAAATTAATTTCCAATTTAATGAATCAAGCCTTCTTTTCAAATAATAATGGTTTAGAATTTAATGTATTTTTCTTTGGAAAGTTTAAAGGAAATTTAAATAATCAGAAATACTACATATTTGACACAACCGACAGATCATGGCAAATGTTTTGGGGTGATTTAGCTGGTGGAAATTATTTAACAGTAAATGGATATTATGCGGGAACAGGAGCTAATGGCACATACGCTGGATTTAAAAAGGACAATGCATTATCTTGGGTAGGGTCAAGTAGATTTTCTACCACTCGCCAATTAATATATTTAGGTGAACCCGCCCCTAATCATCAAATTGATGGTAATGGTAAAGCGGCTATTAAAAATACTTATTTGCATGTCGGTTCCGATTATCAAGATAATTTTAAATTAGAGGCAGAAATTACAGACATATTCATTATAGTATATCCACAAGGAGGTTTATTGCCTGATTTTATTAAATGGAATTATTGGAGTGCAGTAACAGGACAAAAAACACTGAATTTACAATGCGTTGGTGATTCACTAACGGCAGGAACAGGTGCAACGGTCAGTTATCCCACCGTGCTTCAAAACCTTTTAACACCATATAGAAAACATAGGATTGAATCGGTAATAAATGGAGGAATTGGCGGAATTCAAATGACCACAGGCACAAATCATCAAATGAGTGCAACCCGTATTGCCACAGTTAATTCTTATTTAAAATCAGATACATCATTATTCTATAATTTATTAATAGTTTGGGGCGATTGGTGTAATACTGCGGCAAGTATAACTAAAGAGGAATTATATAATAATACCAAGACGTACGTTACTGGAAGAAAAGCGGATGGTTGGAATGTAATTAATATATTACCCCAGCCTATGAATAATGGGGCATACGAGGTTAATCGGCAGTATTTAATATACATGGAAAAGAATGAATTTCCAGCATTAGGAATTCCTTGTATTGATATTACAAATGATCCTTATATTGGTGTTTCTACATGTCAAACAGATCATCCAGAGTATTGGACAGATGGTTTGCATATGAATGATTTAGGATATGCGAGGGTTGTTAATACGTATGTGTACCCTTTCTTACTTGCTAATGGATATTTAAATGTTTAATATATGGTAAACTTTTTAATTATTTCAGTCAGTTTAATAGTTCTGTTATTGCTGGAGGCGGTAACAGATGCAACAGATTTCCTATATCAGAGATTGTGGAATACATATTCATTGAAAAAACAAAAAATGTTTGGATTAATTTCACACTCCACCCAATTATTGTTATTTACTTCATTCACAGTGTTCGGAGCATACGTTGGTTATGTTAGTAGTTTTATGACTAGGAATTTTAATTGGGTGGTTGTGGGTTACGTATTACTTGCATATGTGTTATTTCGCATATCATTTTTTAACGTGGTTTATAATAAATTAGTGGGACAATCACTATTGTCCATTGGCACATCTAACATTTATGATAAGATTCTGAATTGGATTATCAAAATGATGAAGAAAATAGGTGTACAAGATATTCGGTATTTTGAAATGATATACGAAAATGGAATGGTATTGTGTTTCTTTCTTGCATGTTGTGCAGTGATAGGAGCAATTCATAATATATACTAAAATATGAAAAGAACTAAAGGGAATGAAGTGTTGGTAAATGCCTCCGAAATAGCCGCAAGGGCCCAATTGGCTGCACGTCTTGGACAACAATTTAACGGAGATAGAAATCTGTATACGGCACTGGGGTATAAAACACGATTAATTTATCAAGATTATTTAACTCAGTATTTTCGCCAAGATATGGCAAAGGTAATTATTGATCGTCCTGTCGAATACACTTGGCAAGGTGATGTATTGATCCGTGAAAATAAAAATGATCAGGAAACAGCCTTGGAGCAAGCCTGGGAAAATTTAGAAGATACCTTGCATATCATAGATAAATTTGTGCGTGTAGATAGGCTGGCAGGCTTAGGTAAATACGGTATATTATTATTAGGACTATCTGATGTGAAAACGCAAGATCAATTTAGTGAACCAGCAAAAATTAATTCCAAGTTATTATATATTAAACCCTTCGGTGAAGGGACTGCAACGGTTAACGTATATGAGGATGATACACAGAATCCGCGATATGGACAACCAAAAATATATCAAATAACTATACAAGATGTAACTAATGGAACATCACAAACAATAGCCGTACACTATAGTAGGATAATTCATGTGGTAGATGATATATTAGAAAGTGAGGTTGAAGGAATTCCACGTCTTGAGTCTGTATTTAATCGTTTGATGGATTTGGAAAAAATTGTTGGAGGTGATGCTGAAATGTTTTGGAAAAATGCACGTCCAGGATTCAGCGGTAAGATGGATCCTAATTATACATTAACTCCAGCAGCTAAAAAAGATGTAAATGACCAGATTGAGGAATATGAACACGGATTAACGAGATTCCTTATTAATACAGGATTTGATTTAAACGCATTGACACAAGCCGTAGCGGATCCAAAGAATCATGTGGATGTGCAATTGCAATTAATAAGTGCAAAAACAAATATCCCAAAGCGAATTCTTACAGGTAGTGAACGTGGAGAATTAAGTTCGGCACAGGACAGTGATGAGTGGAGAACATATTTACAGAACAGAAGGGAAAAATATGCAGAAATACGTATAGCTCGTCCTTTTATTGACCGATTAATTGAATTAAAAGTATTACCAAAACCAAGTACAGGGAAATATGTTATTCAATGGTCAGATTTGTTTGCACTATCACAGAAGGAGAAATCAGAGATAGGTCGTAACAGGGCAGCGGCTGCAAAGGATTATGTAAGTAATCCAGTTATTGCGGCAGTATTACCTCCGAAAGCATTTATGGAATTCTGTCTTGGATTAGACGAGGATCAAATTGAATTAATAAACGAAATGGTTGGAGCGGATATGACAGAGGAACAAATTGCACAGTTATTAAATCCTGAACCCGCACAACAACCAACCAATCAACCTAATAAGAATAATCCTGACAATACAAATAATCCAGATAATCAGAATCAACCAAATACTCAGCCCGTGCAAAAACAAACAATGAGGAGGACTAAATGAAATATTTAAAATCACCAGATGACCAATTAAATGAAATATTAAAGTTTTTTGGCGGTATCTGTAGATATTCATATAAAAGTTGGAGAGCCAGTTACTGTTTCTGTTTTACAGTATGTGGAAATGAAGGCTGATTCCGTTCCTGTTTTAAAACAATATCAATTAGTAGAAAAAGAGTAATGGCATTAACTACCAAAACATATTCAGTTTTAACCAGTGTATACGATCCGACACAGACCACAACGTTGCGGAACGTGTTTGCACGTGAAATGAAACGTAGGTTTGCGGAACTATGTTTGGTTATTGCGAAGGCTATTGTACAGGAAGATTGTTTTGGATTACAAAATAAACAACCACAAATAAACCAGATGCAGACACCAGGACAACAGGCATTTGCTTTTTCTCGTTCTGATTTAAAGCTGGAACAATTTATGAAGTGGGTGCAAGATCAGGTGGATAAAGGGATATTGGATGTAAGAACAGTTAAACAGGTTGGTAGTGGGGTTGAGGGGGTTTGGACAAATAGGTATATTTTTGATTCGTACAGGCGCGGTGTTATTCGTGCAAGATATGAATTAAAAAAGGCAGGGTATGATGTTCCCGATATAGAAGGAACAGGAGGTATAGAAATATCAATGTCCACCCCCTTTCATCTTGATAGATTAGGATTACTTTATACCAGAACATACGCAGAATTGAAAGGTGTAACGGCTGCAATGGATTCACAAATTAGTAGGGTCTTGGCACAAGGGCTGGCAGATGGTGAAAACCCTCGCGCAATTGCACGTAAATTAGTAGCTACTATAAACGGCACTAATATGGGAGATCTTGCAATTACGGACACGTTAGGCAGATTCATTCCAGCCTCTAGACGTGCCGAAATGATCACACGAACAGAAATCATCCGTTCACATCATCAGGCAACAATACAGGAATACAGAAATTGGGCGGTTGAAGGAGTAACGGTACAGGTAGAATGGATGACGGCAGGGGATAAACGTGTATGCAGTCGATGTGAGGAAATGGCAAAAGGTAGTCCTTACACGTTAGATCAAATACAGAATCTTATTCCAAATCATCCTCAATGTAGGTGTATTGCCATACCGCAGAAATTAATAATTAAATAAATAGACATATGAAAACAAACTATTGTAGTAATAACCCGGTCCAAGATGATGACGACCCAATACACCCAAATAAACCATGAGAATAATTGATAGAATTTTACTGGAAGGAGTAATATTTATACTTCTATTTGCTGTATACATGATATATGGTGATAAACAATTTTGGTTTAAAACATTCTGGAGAACATATTTCCATATATTAATATATGGATTTCCTCTTGTTTTAATTATAACTACTTTGCCTATGGTAGAGAGCGGTTTTAGCCTAATGGTTAGTTGTACAATAATCCTGTTTTTGGTTGAATTGATTATTTATAATATCTTTTTAATAAATAAACCATTTAAGATTTATCAGGAATTATGTAATAATCAAACATATGGAATAGTATTTTCATTGTCTATTGCTGCAATGTTATTGGTTAGTTTATTGATAAAATGGTTTAAATAAATTTAAAACTACTACTTTATGGTATCCAGATCGTTATTTCAAGGTATGTTGGCTTATATTTGCGGATCTGTTATTGCTTTTATTCTATTAAGTATTATCTATAAGATAGGATGGGCAGACAAGGAAAAGATATTAATATTAGGGTATGGGGGGATTTTTTCCATAGCTATTATGTATGGTAAATTTTCAGGACAAATGAAAAAGGAGGAATTAAAGGAAATTAATGATAAAATTGATAGAAAGGCGGATACAATCCGTGTAGACACCCTAGAATGTAAGGTTGATTTATTGCATCAATCAATTGATCATGTAGCTAATGGACAGGATGAACTACATGCAACGGTTGACAATATTTATAATTTATTGATCAAAAGTAAAAAATAGGAGTATGAAAAGAAAAAAAGGGGATACATTGGTTCAAATAAATTTTAAAAATACCAGTTATACCGTACAAAAAAGAAAACATCAAGGAAAATCATTTATTGTTGTTCCTGTTACAATGATGGTAGAAGGTGTCCATCATGGAAGTCTAGGTCCTTTACTTCATACAATTGATGAACTTGGGAAATACCCAGCATCATGGGATGGAATCCCTATTGTGATTGATCATCCTCAAATAAACGGAGTGTATGTTTCGGCAAATTCACCAGATATAATTGATACACGAACGGTAGGACGTGTATATAATACTCATGTGGATGGAAACAGATTGAAGGCAGAGGCTTGGTTGGATGAGGAATCATTGACTAGAATTTCTGAGAATACACTGGAACAAGTAAACGAGGCGGAAATGATTGAAGTTTCCGTTGGTGTATTTACGGACAACGAAGATACAACAGGAGATTGGAACGGAGAACAATATAATGCTATAGCTCGTAATCATAGACCAGATCATTTAGCCCTCTTGCCCGGCGGGACTGGTGCTTGTTCTATTGAGGACGGATGTGGTATTCGTGTAAATAAGAAAGGAGGTAATAATGTGGATGAGTTAAAAAATGCAATTAAATTACTAAATCAATCCAATTTTACCATTTCCGAAATCAATGTAAATGATGATGGATTCACAGTTATTATGGATTCTGTTCGCAGAGCGGTAGACGGTATGGATAATGCCAATTTCTACAATTATGTGGAAGAGGTTTACAGTAATTATTTTATCTATTGTCAAAGAGGCAAAGATGGAGGAGGGGTAAAATTATATAGGCAGGACTATAGATTGGTAGAGGATCAGGTTGAATTAATCGGAGATCCTGTAGAAGTAATTAAAAAGGTGGATATACAGTACACACCTTTACAAAATAACACAACTGGTATGAAAAGAACTAAATTTAATAACAAGGAGGTTACAAACATGAATGAATGCGGACAGTGCATGGAAAAGGTGGTAGCTATTATAAATAGTAATTCCACTCCATACACAAAAGAACACAGAGAATGGTTATTAACACAACCGGAATCATTTTTGGATCAAATTCTACCCAAAACTGAAAAGTTGGAAGTTAATACAGCACCAACAACAGTTACAGTTTCCACGGAACAGATTTTAAATGCCCTTAACAGCATGAAACCTGAGGACCGTGTAAAATTGTATGCTGAGGAGGATCGAAATGCTATTAATGCATTTAAGAAACAACAGGCGGATAAAAAAGCCTCTATGATTTCATCTATCCAGGCAAATACTTCGAAAGAACAATGGCCTGATGCAGAATTGGCAACAATGTCAGATTCTCAGTTGGAACGGCTATACCAAACTACAAAAAAGACGGAAGTTGAAACAATGAATTATTCCTTAAATGGAAATACTTCATTTAGTTCAAACACTAAGGAAGAATTTGAACCATTGTACCCAACAGGAATTGAAATAGAAATTAAAAAGTAATAGAAAGGAGGAAAATATATGATATACAAAACAGTTAAATTAAAGAATTATTCCGATGTATTTGTGGAAGTAGAGGCAAACGCAACTATTATCCCAGGAATGTTGGTAGAACTTATGACTACCAGCAAGCTTCGTGCACATGCATCGGCAGCAACATTTGCCATGCCAATGTTTGCAATGGAGAACTTTTTGGAAGGTAAAGGATTAGGTGATAATTATGTAGCCGGTGATCAAGTTCAGGTTTGGATTCCTGGTCGCGGTGATGAAGTTTACGCCCTGTTAGTTGATGGTGGGCAACCTGTTTCTGTAGGTGATGCATTAGTTTCGGCTGGTGGCGGTTATTTGAAGAAATCACAAGATACAATCAATTCCTATGAATCCGTGGATGCTGGTATGGATATTTCAAATAAATCCATAATTGCTATAGCACTTGAGGCAAAGGATATTTCAGGATCTGGTTCTGATTCAAGTGATGGTGGGCAATATTATCCATATGTACGTTGCCGTATTGTATAATTAAAAAAAGAAAGGAGGAAAATAAATGGAAGAATTAAATGTGAATGTGGATTTAATCTGCAACGGTCAAACACAAGGACAAATTGCAAACCAGTTACAAAGTAATGGTAATTTGAATTTAGGAGCACTAAGACCGTTTAAGGTTCAGCATAAGGATGGTTCATGGCATTCCTATATGAATGTGTATATTGGTGGTAATCCAAAACAGCCTACCAGTTACAAACTTGTACCATTACAAACCAATGCAACCTTGCGTAGGGATGAGTGGAAAACTTTGGACGAAGCTATTATGGAAATATCACGTCAACGTCTTGGTGGTATTGATGATTTGCTTTCCAACGGTCTTACCTACAATCTAGGTAATGCAATGGGCACAACCGTGCTGGAATGGCATGATGTATCGGAGGCTCTTGAGGCTAAAATCACTATGGATGGTGTGACTAGGGGTCAAAATGACCAGTTAAATTTCCAAACTAATTATTTGCCAATACCTATCATTCACGTTGATTATGAAATTAACGCACGTATGTTAGCCGCTTCACGTAGTTTAGGAAATCCTTTGGATACTACACTTGCCGAACGTGCCGCACGCCGTGTAAATGAAAAGTTAGAAAACATGCTTTTCACTGATACTACTTATGCATTCGGTACTAAAGATGATCGCAATCGTAATAAGATTTATTCATACATCAATTTCCCAGATCGTAACCAAATTACATTAGGTACAAATTGGGATAGTTTGGATTATAATTCTGACGGAGCAACAGGAGGTGAGGTTATTTTAGGTCAGGTTTCTCAAATGAAACAGGCTTTAATAAATGCACATTTCTATGGTCCTTACATGATTTACATTCCAACCCCATATGAAACTATTATGGACAGGGATTATAAATCAGATAGTGATTCCACTATCCGTGAACGTATCATGAAATTACAAAACATAAAAGGAATTAAAGTGGTAGATACTTTACCAGCCAATAATGTTCTCATGGTCCAGATGACTTCCAACGTAGTTCGTTTGGTTCGTGGAATGGGTATTCAGAATGTTGAATGGGATGTGGAAGGTAAATTTATTACCAAATACAAAGTTATGACCATTCAAGTTCCACAAATTCGCAGTGATCAAGGCGGAAAATGTGGTATCTGTCATTTAGCTTAATTTTATTGTCACTAATCAGGTGATATATTTTTAATTTAATACAAAATAAAATGGCAAAATTTTTAAAAGAAGGTGGAGGTTCATTACGACTAAATGGACGAATCATTAAACCAGGCCAAGTATTCAGTGCCGATCCTAATGAAATCCCGGTTGCCTTTCGTGATACATTAGTACCTCAGGATGCTGGATTTTTATGGGGAAATCAGGAAGAAAAGATACTTCCAAAAGTTGAACCGCCTGTATACACACTTAAACCAGGAGCACGTGCAGGATGGTTTGACATTGTGGATGTAAACGGAAAGAAGCTTACAGAAAAAGCATTGAAGAAGGAGGATGCTCTTTCTTTGTTAGTAGACCTAGGTGTAGATGTTTCGAAATTGCAAGAAGATGAGGAAACAGAAGAAGAAACAGAGGACACGGATGAAGAAGAGGAAGTTCCTGTAAAGAAAACAAAAAAAGCAAAAAAGTAATGAGTACCTGGGCAGTTCCGAGAATATGGGAGGATGGTGATGTTTACATACTTGGTGGAGGTCCATCAATAACTAAACAATTCAACATCCCCGCTGCCGTCGTACAGGAGGTCGTAAAAGGAGAATCTCCACGTGTGTATTCTCCTTATATGTCCTTCCTTCATGATAAACATGTTATTGGTATTAATGTTTCTTACATGATCGGAGATTGGATGGATATGGCATTTTTTGGAGACAGTAATTTTCTAGGAAAACATATGCAGGGATTAATTAATTTCCCAGGTATTAAAGTATCCTGCAATGCAATGGTAAAATCTTACGATTGGATTAAATACGTAGCTAGAGAAAATAGAACAAAAGGAATAAGTAACAATCCACGATGTGTTTGTTGGAACGGTAACAGTGGAGCCGCTGCCATCAGTGTAGCCGCTAATGCAGGAGCAAAAAGAATAATACTATTAGGTTTTGATATGCATTTAGACGAAGCAAACAAGCAACATTGGCACAATATTTATAAAAAACAACCAAACCCTGAAAAATTACATGCCTTACCATTTCACAGACATTTACCAGGATTTCCCGTTATTGCACATGATGCAAGGAAACGAGGAATTGAAATTTTAAATGCCTGTCCTGATAGTGCAATAGAATGTTTTAAAAAAATTAATATAACCGAACTACAATGAATGTTATCAAAATAATGGGAGGATTAGGGAATCAATTATTCCAATACGCATTTGGACGTGTTCAGATGTGTAATGGCATTGATGTGTGTTTTGATAACAGTACTTACAGTAAACTCCAAAAATGGCCTCGTCCTTATCGTTTGGATAAATTTGAAACAAACGTAACATTAGGACAATTCATAAAAAGCCAGCCTACAATTAAAGATCCTCAATCACATTGTGAAATTGATCTACTTAAATTAAAAAATCGAAATTTCGATGGTTATTGGCAGTTTGTCCAGTACTACACAGATATACTTCCTACGCTTCAAAAAGAATTTAAAGTAAAATCGGAATTATACACGGATTATTTTACACATTTATTTTTTGAAATAGGGTGCAAAGAAAACACAGTATCAATCCACGTAAGAAGAGGAGATTACTTGGTGCAAACCTGGGGAATACTTCCATTTACGTATTATTTACAAGCAGTACAACACACGGAAGGTGATTTATACATTTTTTCCGATGATGTACCGTGGTGTAAAGCACATTTTAAACAGGAGTATTTCAACAGACAAATAACATTTGTGAATGCTGGAGAGGATTATTTGGATTTTGAATTAATGAAAAGATGTAAATATAATATTATTGGTTCTTCCACATTCAGTTGGTGGGCTGCATTTTTAAATGAAAATTCAGATAAAAAAGTAATCGCACCAGCACAATGGCTTGGAGGATGGATCGATAATTCACTAATATATCCAAAAGATTGGATTAAAATTTAAAGGTATGTTGCTAACTGGAAAATTTGAAAAATATTTAAAAGAGTGCAGAGGAGCAATTCATGTCGGAGCGAACAATGGAGGAGAACGTGATTGGTACGAACAGCAAGGATTTACAAAAGTAATTTGGTTTGAACCAAATGAAATTGTTTTTCATGAATTGTGGAAAAATATAGAATCTTACGGTAATCAAATCGCGTATATGATAGGTATACATGATGAATTAAAAATAGCTGTTTTAAATATTGCAAGTAATCGAGGAGAAAGTTCATCCATTTTACCACTTGCCCTACATGCTGAGTATTATCCAAAGATTAAATACGTAGGACAACAATCAATAAGATTGATTCGTTTGGATACTTTCTTTGCACGTTGGCGGTACAATTTTGATGATTTTAATTTCCTTAACATAGATACACAAGGAGTGGAACTGAATGTAATTAAAAGCCTAGGTGAAAATATTAGTAAAATTGAATACATATACACGGAGGTTAACGAGGCTGAATTATACAAAGGAAACAGCATGTTAAAGGATATTGATGAATATCTGACCAAGTATAATTTCGCACGTGTGGAAATGATTATGAAGGATAAACATTGGGGGGATGCTTTGTACGTCAGAAAGAATTTAATATGAAACATAAATTTACACCATTTATCAATCCTGTATTCATTGAAACAGGAAGTTATGCAGGGGACGGAATAAAGGCTGCAATGAAGGCTGGATTTGAACGTATTTTTTCAATTGAACTTTCGGATCATTATTACAATTTATGTCAACAGAGATACGGAAAAGAAAGGAACGTTTATTTATTCCATGGAGATTCAACGAACATACTTCCAAAGTTACTGTGTGTGTTGAATGGTCCTATTACATTTTGGTTGGATGCTCATTGGTGTGGTGATGTTACCGCACATATAGATAGGATGCCTGTTCCTCTGATGGAAGAACTGATTGCAATTAAAGAACATCCTTGCAAAACACATACCATTTTAATTGATGATATGAGATTATTAAGGACACATGATGCAGAGTGGAAGGATTTAAAATATGGAATAAAAGAAATTGAGGATTTTATTATGTCTATCAATCCACAGTATACAATAACATACGGCAAAGGAGTAACAAATGATGATATTTTAATAGCTAAGGTATGAATGCATACGTAATTAATTTAGATAGTCGAGAGGATCGGTTAAAATTATTTAAGGAAAATGATTTTCCTTTTCCTGTTGAACGTTTTCCTGCTATTACAGCATCATGTGGAGAGAACGGTTGTACATATTCACATTTGGCAGTTTTGAAAAATGTGTTTCCATTTGTCGTGTTTGAAGATGATGCGGTATTAATTGAAAAATGGAAATTTGTTGAAAAATCACTAACCCAACTTCCAAGTAATTGGGACGGATTGTGGTTAGGTGCAACACTTCGCCAACCTCTTGTAAAGTATTCATTAAATCTTTTCCAATTAAAAAAGGCTTGGTGTTTACATGCTGTAATATACAATTCACCTCGAATGATTGAATACATATTAGAAAATCATAATACACCATCGGGGATTAATCTTGATACGTTTTATTGTCATGAAGTATTTAAAAGATTTAATTGCTTTTTAACTTACCCTCTCGTGGCTGTTCAAAGTTCAGGACTCAGTGACATTAGTAAAAAGTATCAGGATCATTTTACAGAGATATTAACCAAATATAATCATTACGTGAAATGAATTTACATGCGGTAAATGCAATAATATTTGATGGTCAGATTTCAGGATCTTATGCTTTCAATGCAAACGAATTTGAAACAAGTAAGGATTGGCAAAAAGTAAGGGAGTTATTCATTAATAACTATCATAGCATACCCACAGGAAACATAATTATAAATAGAATACCTAAAAAAATACATCAAATTTGGTTAGGCAGTGAGATTCCTGAACAGTATGCACGATATGCAGAAACATGGCAGAAATTTCATCCTGATTGGGATTATAAATTATGGACGGATGAGGATGTAAAAGATATTGAATTAACTAAACCTGACGTATACTATGATGCTGTAAATCCTGCAATGAAATCGGATATTTTGCGTTATGAGGTATTAAGACAGCATGGAGGTTTATACGTAGATACGGATTTTGAGTGTTTGAAATCTTTTGAACCATTACGGTATTTAAATTTCTTTACAGGAATTGGGTATGATGGAAAATTACAACTGTATAATGGTTTGATAGCATCCATACCACACCATCCAATATTAGAGTATTTAACATTGTACGTTAAAGGGTATAAAGGATCAAAAGGTTCGGATATACTGAATGCTACAGGAGCTAATTTTTTCACACAGATATTTAATAAAGTTGCCGAAGGTCCCGTGGTTGCATTTCCTACAGATTTTTTTTATCCACTTTCGAATAAAGAAGTAACTAATAATCCATATGAATTTGTGAAACCTTGTTCATATGCTATACATCACTGGGCAGTATCTTGGACTAAAAAAAGAAAATAAAATGGACTGGATTCAGGGAGATAAATTTAAGTTAATGACGGATTTTACTTATGCTCCAATGCAGAAAGTAAAAGATGATTACGATTGTTTGGAGAATTGGTTCGATTTATCTTCATTAAAAGGACATGACATTATTTACACACATACAATGTACGTAAAACAATTATTTAATTGTTTAAGCAAATTGAACGGAGAATTTGTAGTGGTTACACACAATTCCGATGATAATATAGATGAAACGTACAACATTCCAGTAAATGTCCTCCGTTGGTTTACTACGAATGTCAATGTTTTAAATAATAAAATAGAATCAATTCCAATTGGGCTGGAAAATAATCGTTGGTTTAAATCAACACATAAAAAAGAAAAGATGTTGGATAAACTGAAACAATGTAAGACACAAAGAAATTTATTATATATAAACCATAATGTTTGTACGAATACAAAAGAACGTTTGAAACCATATCAATTATTTGCAAACAAAACATGGTGTACGATTGAAGAAGGAAAAAACGGAAATGATTTCAATAATTATTTAGATAATTTATACAACCATACGTTCATGATTTGCCCACAAGGTAACGGAATGGACACACATCGGACATGGGAATGTTTGTACATGCAAACAATACCAATTGAAAAGTGGAATTTGAATAATCGGTATTATTACAAAGATTTTCCAATTTGCTACGTTCATGAATGGGAAGAAATAACGGAGGATTTCCTCCGTGCAGAATATGAAAGAATTTCAAAGATATTGTGGAATAAGGAAAAATTGAATTTTAAGTATTGGTCTAACAAAATTAAAAATGTATGAAAACAGCATTGGTATTAGGAGCTGGAGGTTTTATCGGTAGTCATTTGGTGAAAAGGTTGAAATTGGAAAATTATTCAGTTATTGGTGTAGACTTAAAACACCCTGAATTTTCACCATCCAAGGCAGATTATTTTTTAATAATGGATTTACGTGATCGTTCAAATTTGGAATACATTTTTGACAAATGGAAACATATTGATGAGGTGTATCAACTTGCGGCAGATATGGGAGGAGCTGGATACATCTTTATAGGAACACATGATGCGGATATAGTTCAAAATTCTGCAATGATTAATTTAAACGTATGTGAAGTTTTAAAAAACAAAAAGGCAAAGGTGTTTTATTCTAGTTCAGCCTGCATTTATCCAGCCGAAAATCAATTAGATCCTTCCAATCCTAATTGTGCAGAACATACAGCATACCCAGCCAATCCTGATTCTGAGTATGGGTGGGAAAAATTGTTTTCAGAACGTTTGTACATGTCATATTTTAGGAATTATGCATTAGATGTTAGAATAGCAAGATTCCACAACATATTCGGTCCTGAAGGAACATACAAAGGTGGTAAGGAAAAAGCTCCTGCAGCCATTTGTAGAAAAATAGCAGAAACGGAAACAAAAGGATTTATTGAAATATGGGGGGATGGCAAACAAACCCGTTCTTTTCTTTACATAGATGAATGCGTGGAAGGAATCATAAGATTGATGGATTCGGATTTCAAAGGACCTATAAACATTGGTAGTGATGAAATGGTCAGCATTTACCAATTAACTGAATTAATCATGTACATTGCAAATAAAGATTTATTTTATGTGTACGTAAAAGGTCCTCAAGGAGTACGTGGACGCAATTCTGATAATACTTTGATTCAGGAAAAATTGAATTGGAAACCAACTCAGTCATTAGAAAAAGGTTTGGAATTAACATACAATTGGATTAATACACAAGTAAATGGTTAAGACAGTAGCACTTGTTTTGCACGAATCAATTGATTTTACATTTAGAGATGTTCAATTGATTTCAATTCATTTGAGGAATAAATGGACATCAGTAACAGATGAATTGCAGATTATTTTATTTTGGGACCGTGCATCTCGTCCGTATGATATTGGGTGGATTAAAGTATTTCCATTAAAACAAGGTTGGCCTCGTTGGTGGTCCCGTATGATTCTGTACAGTCCAGAAGTAGAATACTTACGTCCTTTTCTATACCTTGATTTAGACACGGCAGTAATTAATTCGATTGAAAACATATTTAATCTTGTTACTGATGAAACAAAGTATATCACACTGGAAGACTTCGGACAACACAACAGATTAGCCACACCAGTTGTATGGTTTCCTAAACAATCTGCACGTGTGACAAGTGTATGGAATGCTTGGATGAAGCAAACACAAACTCCACCGGGGAGGATGGATTACTTTTTGCGTAATGTGACACGTCAGGATTTATTCTGGCAACAAATTACAAATACCATTATCAATTTTAAGCCTCGTAGCAAAGACCTTTTACAAAAAGTGAATAAAGATACTAATTTAGTATTATTTCATGGTCAGCCTAGGATTTTTGATGCTGCCAAGACAATAAATTGGGTTAACGATTATATTAATTACAAATGAAAGTAACAGTAATAATTCCATATAAAGAGGATCGGGGATGGTTAAAGGATGCTATTGCTAGTGTTCCTAAAGATGTCCAATTATTATTGAGTAAAGGAACAGGGAACTGGCCTCAGAATTTTAACAAAGTGTTTTCACAGGCTACGGGGGATTATATAAAATATTTGCACGAGGATGATATGCTGACGGCTAACTGTATTGAAGATAGTTTGAAGGCATTTGAATTACATGGATATGATTTTATACACGGAAATGCAATTGAAATACAAAAGGATGGATATTACAAAAGGTACATTCCATTTATCAAACAACCTACATTTGACAATTTGCTGGTTACAAATATCATTCACAGTGCAACCACGATGTACAGACGTGATGTTTTCGAGAAAATTGGAACATTCAATGAAGATAATAAATATCATTCGTTTGAGGAATTTGAATTTAATTTACGATTGCTGAAGGCAGGATTAAGGATTGGTTATTGTAACCATGATTTAGCCTATTATCGTAGGCATCCTGCTCAGTGTATTCGGACGGTAGACAAGCAATTAAGAAAAAAGAACAGACAGGAATTAATAAATATGTATTTATGATCAATCAAAGTCCAATATTGATTACAGGATGTCCACGCAGTGGAACCACTATTGTTGCACGTGCCGTACATGTTGCTGGAGCATTTATGGGAGAATCATCAAAGCGGGGAATGTTGGAAAATGATGAAATTAAGACAAAAGTGGTAAAACCTTTCTTTAATCTAATTGGACAAGATTGTAGAGGACAATTCGTAAAATTAGAAACACCTAATCCTATTCAAAACGATTGGCAAACACGAATTGAAAGAATTTTAACAACACAAAAGTATACACCGAATGATGTGTGGATGTACAAAGGCTTATCCTGTCTCATATGGCCTGTATGGAAACTTAATTTTCCAGAAGCTAAATGGATTATTGTTCGTCGTCGTACAGGAGATATTATTCAATCATGTATGAAAACCGCCTACATGACTGCACACAATGACGAAAAAGGTTGGAGAGATTGGGTTCATTTGTACGAGGCTAAATTTATTGAAATGATTGAAGCAGGATTGAATTGTAAGGTTATTTGGCCTGAAAGAATTT